CTGCAATGTCCTGTATGTAAGAATACTGGAATGTCACAGAGTATTCCAAAATTGCATCAGTATTGTCATAAGACAAATCAACCTGAGCAAGTTCTGTTGGAAATGCATCCATTAATTTATAACCAGCAATATTCTCACCTTCTTGGTTTGTGTGATAGATGTTAACATTACCATAGTATTCGTCTGTACCAGCTAATCCAGCAAGACCATAGTTACTATTCTTAATCGCATCTAACCACTTCTCAAATGAATCGTGCAAACCCATAGATTCATCACCCAAGAATGTTGCTGTCCACTCTGCAAATGTTCTATCACCAGGCAACTTAATTCTACGACCACCAACGTGAGGTACTTCAATTACCCCCATTGAGTATGCAGGAATCTGTGCTGCTTTACAGAAAACTTTCGCATCATTAAAAGTTGCTCCAATAAGACCGGCCAAACCCGTACCAATACCGTCAATTTCAACGTAAAAGTTATTTGGCCTAGCAGCAACACCGAGCGAACCTTTAAAACTATCAAGATTAAATGACATTTTGTTTCTCCTTTATCTGCCTTGCCTTAACTAGCCGTGAAATAATCGTAAGTCCAAGTTATCGTGAACTCTTCAATTGCATCCGTGGTGTCATATGACAGATCAATCGCACCAATTTCACTAGGGAAAGCGTTATACAATGTATATGTGCGACTAGCTACGTTATTGGCGGTCAAGTGTTCTACAGTCAATGTTGCTCTAGAACTATTCCTGTCACCTTGAAACGTTTCTGCTGCAGCAAAGTCAGTTACATTAAATAATTTCTGATAACTTTCAATTGCACGTCTAACATTAAAAGCGTCATCACTAATAACAGTAACTGTCCATTCAGTAAAAGTTCTGTCGCCAGCAACTTTTAACCTCCTACCCCTAAAAGGAATTTCAATAAGACCGATAGTAGAAGAAGGCAGTGCCGCAGCTTTCGTTAAAAAGCTAAGATCTGTAGTGTTTGACAACCCCGCAGCGGTGTATCCAACACGGAAAAGATTGGAGCGGGCACCCGCTCCAAGCTTTGATTTAATGTTTTGTAATGTAGGTGCTGCCATTTTAGTTCTCCTTTATCTGTTTATATTAACCACCAATCTCAGCAAATGCTGCAGCGCCTGCAACAGATGTGAAATTAAGTTGGATAAAGTTAACAGAGAATGTAGGTTGAACAAAAATGTCACATACAAAACCGTTAGCACTTACAATTTCGTCTGGGTTGTTAGTTTCGTCACAGATAACTCGGAAGTCTTGAATACCACGACCACCCTGTACTGAACGTAGATAAGCTTCTACGATGTTAACAAAACCTTGTCGTGTTGAAGCGTCGTTCTGATCAAAGAGAACGTCACCAGCAGAATCTCCAATAACACTCTGCATAGTGATGAACAAACGGCGAACGTTGATTCGACTGAATGTTGTCTTCTTTTGTGTGAACGTCTTGTCACCAAACAATACTGTTCCGCGACCAGGCTGTGAAAATACAGGGTTAACAGAAATCTTGTAAAGTGCATCTCTTTCTGTCTCTGCAGGATTCCAAGCAAGACGTACTGAATTCAAAATTCGTCCGTTGTCATAACCTGCGGGTGAGAACCAAGGGTCAAGATTTGCGTCAACTCGTGCGATACAACCAGCAACGTCAGCGTTAACAGGTACCCAAACATAAACGTCGTTGTACTTGTCGTATGCATACTTCCAGTTAGAATCTGCGATACCGTATGTTGAACGTGTTACCGTGTCCGCCCAAGTAGCGATGTCTGTTGATTCTGAACCTGCGTTAGCAACAACGTCTGACTTAAGAGGTGAGAATACTGCAACACAGTCTTTACGAGCTTCTGCAATTGCGATTGCCTTGTTAGCAACAGTTGCGTCACCTTGACCACAAATGATTACATCAACGTCAAATGTGAATTTGTTTGCAATCAAGTCAATACCAGCAATTCTTTCTGAAGCTGTGATTGCAGTACCGTCGAGTCCACCAGAAAGGGAATCGTCATATGCAACGTTACCATCATCACCATCAGTAAATGCAGTACCGTTTGCGGCAGTACCCCAGTTAATTGCAATAGTTGTTGTTTCTGGATGCGCTGCCCAACGAATATACTGTGATTCGTTATTGACTACTGATACGTAGTAGTTACTTCCACTGTCAATTCCACGAGCATCTGATGCTTTAGAAACCAACTCAAACTTCTCAAGAAGTGAGCCTGGAACACCAGTGATTTCACCATCTTCGTCAATTACAGCAATGTGAAGTTCGTCATCAGAACCACCAAGAGCAGAAGCATAGTCTGATGTGCCAGGAGCAACATCAAAGAAATCTCTGTAACTGTCAAAAGATGCGTCTAGATATGCAGTTGAGTTTGCAGCCATAACTACTTTGATAGAGTTACCAAGAACACCTGCGTGACGAGCAACCCAAGTACCGTGAGTGGCGGCCGCGAAAACTGTTCCTTCGTATGCGTCATCATTCTTAACTAGAATACCCGTTCCACCAGCAGTAGCGTTTACAGCAGTACCTTCAGCAACACGAGTTACGTATTGTGATGCAGAGTATGCCATGAAAGCGGCAGCAGACAAGAAATCTACGTTATTGGATGTGGTGGGTGCACCAAACTTTTTGACAAGATCTGATTCACTAGTAACCAGAGTAGGCTCATCGATTGGACCCCAACCAAATTCGCCGACAGAAGCACCAGTAGTAGTACCTACACTACCAACTGAAGCAATCTGATCTCGTTCGGAAATCTTAATTCCCGGCGATTGAAGGTTAATTGCCATTATTTTTCTCCTTTAGTTAAATTTTATATCGGAACTCAAATAAATCATTGATTTTTTCATTCTAGAGATTATTTATAAAAAATCGGGATTTGAGTTGCGATCAAGAATTTCCCACGATTGAC